TTCACCGAATATCCGCCGACGAACCCCACCTCCACAAGTGGGGCATCCCTCTTCGTCACCCTTGGCGCAACGTACCGCTTCCAACCACATGGCGTTAGAACTTCCCCTTGATTTGGAAGTTCTTTTATCCGACGCTTTCCGTAACGCGTCAAGACTTCGGTGTCGCCGTGAAAACAGCCGTGTGATGCCCAATCGTGTTCAGGCCCGAGGCCAATCTCGCGCTTGTCGTCGCGGCGTTCGTGGTACGCGCCCAACACCTCAAGCCCGTCCGCCGTCGTCGCTTCGTTGAACCACATGCAGGGAAACAACCGCCGACCCGCGTCAATCCGAAGCATGGCCGCCGATGGCCCCTGGTTGCGGATCACCTCAACGTCGAACCCGGCTTCCCGCGCCTGGTCCTCGTAGCTCTTGCCGTTGTGGTTCTCAGGTCCGACCCTAGAACCGTCGTGCGGCAGATAGACCATGCAGCCGCGATAGCCGCGCTGGCGTAGCTCCTCGAAGTAGTAGCTAGGAGGCTGGCCCGAGCCCTCGATGTAGTCCAGCAGGGTGATCTTCTGACCCACCCATTGCGCCACCCAGATCGCCGTATGGTCGCGCCGGCCAAGGTCCCAGAAGGTCCGTATCGCCATGTTCGGATCGCGGGCCACGAAGCCGATGCGGTTTTCTTTCCGCGCTTGCGTCAGGCTTGCCGCGTAGTAAGCGCCTTCGGTCACCTTGGCGTAGTCGCCTTCCCAGATGTGGTCATATTGGTCTGGTCGGTCGCGCTTGTCGTCCAACCGCTCTTGCTCCAGTTCATCCGGGAACCATTCGTTGTCGGACCAGTTGGCGCGGATCACAGTGGCGCCGGTCGGTGGCGTCGGACCTCTCAGCAAAGCGTCAACCGCGTCGGTCTTGCGCGTCGGGTTCCAGCTAAACCAAAGCTCCGAGCCCTTGGCGCGGATCGTCGGGCGGAGAAGCGTCAGGCTGCGCGCGCTCAGGCTTTGGGCTTCCTCAACCCATGCCCGATTGAACCCCTCAAGCGACTTGATGCTTTCGGCGGTGTGATCCTGCATCCCCTGGAAGACGATCAGTCCGCCGCCGGGCGTTTCAATCCGGTCGTTCAGAACCCGGAAGCCGTCCGCCTCGCCCAAGCCGTAGTCGGTGAGCTTCTGTTCGATCAGCCGCTTCGAGCTTTGCGCCAGAGACTTCTGAACCTCACGGACACACACCGAAAGCTGGCCGCGTGACGCCAGGTGCTCCTCAACCATGAGGCCGCCGAAGAAGTGTGACTTCCCCGATCCGCGACCGCCCCAAACCCCTTTGTAGCGCGCGGGCTGCAAAAGCGGGACGAAGACGGGCGAGGTCGGTATCTCAAGAACGGCCAATCGTGCGCCTGATCTCGGTGAAGCGGCCCTCGACGTTGGCGTCGACAACCTGCTTCGCCTTGCCGTGGCCTCGGTCCAGCAGTTCCTTGATCGCAGCCACGCGGGCCGCTTCGGACTCCGCTGTTCGCATGATGTTGGCCAGGGTCTCGACCGCCTCAGTGGTGAAGGCTTGCGCGGCGAGCTTCACATCGACCGTCGCCTTGTTTAGCGAGCCCTTCTGTCGCCCGCCGGTTTTGCGTCCGGCTGCCATCTGTTTGCCTCTAAATTAGACGCTGCCTAAATCGTAGGCGGTCAGTTAACCGTCGCCCCGTTCCGCTCGCGTGCGGAAGCTATCTCGGCCAGGGCGCGCATATTTGCGCTGTAGACTTCCGATGCGATGCGGGCGTGTTCAATGCAGAACGCCTCTGCGTCGTCTAGCTCGCTCGGGGTCAATGTGTGGATAGGCTTGCCGGCGAAGGTCATGGGAACCCCCTGACCGATGGCGTGCGCGTAAAGCGCCGCTCTAACTTTTTGTCGGGTTGTTCGCGTGCAAAGTCAAGCGGTGTTGTCAAGCCTCATTCCGGCACCCCATCCGGCGGCAGGCATCCGGCCAGGAACATGGAAACCGCCACAGTGATAGGTCCGCTGATCGGGGTCTTGCCGCGCTCGTAGTCGCGGATGCTGTCGCCGGGCCTCTTGCCGCCTAGCCTCAGAGCCCTTCCGAGCTCACTGGCCATTAACGGGCGGCCCTTGCCCCAAAGGTGTCCTAGGGTGTGGCGGGCTCGATAGAGTTCTTCGGGCTTCATGCGTCTTCGCCCTCGACTTCGAACTCAAGGTCCATCGGGTCCACGACGTTTAGTTCCGGGATTTCCATGTGCAGTTCGCAAAGCGCCCAGCCGTATCGGGTCCACAGAAACGGAACCTGATGGAGCGAAAACTCGTGCCACCGGCTAAGGTCGTTGCGGATGCGCCAGTGAGACTCAAAAAAACGGGCCAGCGCGCCTCCATAGTGCCGCTTTCTATCGCAAATGTCTTGCCGCTCTGCCCCGTCGTCTCGCCAATGGTATTTCCCGGTGTCGCAAGCATAACTGCCCGCCGTGTATTGCGACATCGGGCCGTGCAGCTTTTCCGCGTAGGCGGTGACGAGGCGGCAGATAGCGTCCATGCCGTCAATCGTGTGTTCCGGGCAGTCCTCTTCAAACGGACTGATCTTCCTCGTCATCGTCTCAGTCTCCGTTAGAGGGGGGAGGACAGGCGGAACTTGCGACCGGGATTGCGCCGCGCGAGTTCCTGCATGAAGTCGTAAGCATCGGCACTGGTCGGGAAGTTGTAGGGCATCACCCACCAACGACTTTCGTGCTCAAGCCAACCTTCAACCTGTGCCTTGTCGGGGTCCATTTCGCGGTCTTCAAGGCGCGGTGCAAATGCGGTGCTAACCATCGTCTCGGTCCTTTCGGTGGGGAGCATCCCCTCGCCCTCTCTATATGCGGGCTCCATCCGCATACGTCAAGCGGTATCGGTACGGAAGGCGAGTTTTTTATCGGCTCAGGCTGTAATTATTTTTCGCCACCCCCCGTTGACACATGCGGGTTCTATCCGCATATTCGTTTCATCAACGGGGCAGCGCCCCACTGGAGACAGACATGACCAACCAAACCGCATCCGCCACGATCCGCAGCGCAGAAAAGGCTTATTTCCAAGCCTGCGCCGATCTGGTCGCCGTCCGCGCCCGCCGCCTTGATAACATGGGGCCTGAGTGGGCCGCCGAAGACCGCAAGGCGGCGGCCTGGGAGGCGTTGCAGGCGGCCAGGGAACTGGCCGTCTAGCCCACGCAAACCGGAGATTGCGTCATGACCGAACACCAGATGGAACTGCTGAACGACGCGCACCAGACGGCGCTTCGGACAGCCGCCTCCGCCGTTGAAGGCGCAAGCCTCGACACCTTCCGCGCCATGATCCGCGCGACCAACGTCCTGCTGGATCGCTGCATCGACTGCGGCATGTCGCACGACGAGCCCGACCATGAAGGCTGGGCCGCCAAGCGGATCACATCCTGGCTGGTGAGCGCGTGATGGCGCAGTCAACGGACCCCGGCCGCGAGATTGCGCTACTCTCGCTTCAGATCAGCCAGCCGACCGACATGCTGGATCACGTCATCCGCTACGCCTTCGATCAGCTTTGCTGGCGCCGGTCGAGCAACGAACTCGACGCGCTGCTGAAAGACCTGCGCGCGTTTGCCGAGCTAGACGAGGTCAGCGCCTAGGCCGCGCGCCTCACACCCGCCCGCATCAATTCGAGCGCGGCGATCAGGTTTGTCTGCACGACGAGGGCGCCCTTGTCCGTCAGTCCGTACTGCCTCGGGGTAAGGCCGATGCCCGCAATCGCCGCTAGAGCGCCGTACAGGGCCGGCACGGCTTCGATGTGGCCCGACATAGCCCGGAGTCTGCGTTGCGCCACCACGCGGGCCTGTGCGGCGACCAGGGCCGATCCTGTAGGGTCACCGCCTCCGCCGATGCTGTCGTTGATACAGGATCGAAGCGGGGGGTCTCCGTAGGCTTGACGGTAGAGGTCTCCCCATGTCTCGCCGATCTGGGCAAGCTCGGTGGACAGCACCTTGCGGCTGACGAGGTAGGCCAGGCCGTTCAACCGGCGAACGGGCTTGGCGCGCTCCCCTGGTCGTTGCTTCGGACGTTCGAACGCCTCCCCCCTGCCCTCAGCAAGCGCGACGGTTTCGTCAACGCCGGTTGACACCTCCAGAGCCTCGGCCTTGGCGCGCTCCCGTTCGGCTTGGCGGACGAGGTTTGCGCGTGTGCGGGCGTGGTGTGCCTTGGCGACGGAGGCAAACGCGCGGCTCTTGGCGGTTCGGGCCATCACTCACCCCTCGCTGGCTGGTTGTTTGGCGTAGTGGTGAAGCCAGTTTTCCAAAGCCGGAAGCGACCCTAAAATGGCAGCGGGTATGGGCGCGGCATCCCATTCCTCCGCGCTGTTTTCCAACGTCAGCTGAGGCTGCTCCCCGAACACCCCCTCGATCTCCGCTCTCAGTGCGGCGAAGGCATCACGGATGCGGGTGTCTGCGTTGCGGTAGGGTTCGGTCATGCTGGTTCCTCTCGTTGGGCAATAGTCCGCTTTCCGCGACCTCCCCTAGCTACTGCCAGGACGCGGTTGGGAGCCTGTTCTGCCACTACCGTATAACCTAACTGCCTCAATTTCACCGGAAGAGGCCAAGTCCGTCCCGCTTGATAACGCCCAAGCCGCGTAGGGGGTCGATGGTTAGGTTGTCCCTCAGGATACAGGTCCAGTCGGGGGCTCGGAAGTCCCGCATTTGATTGCGAGCAAAGTTCGCCCGGTAGTCCTGGACGGTCTTGGGTAAGGGGACCGACAGCCTGGGGCGAGACATCACCAAAAGGCGTTGCAGGGCTACTGTCCATGGGTTATAACATAACCCTTGCTGATGGACGGCGCCGCGAACGCCTTTCAGGGGCCGGGGACTCTCGCCAGAGACCCGGCCCTAACCATTTGTGCTTCATGTTGTCGCGCGTCGCAAGCAAGGTTTTTCCTATCGAAACGGCGAGGTTGATAGGCTCAGCCTTTGGCCTTCCGAATCCCCGTAAAGCCAAGCGACCGAAAAACCGCCCGCTTCTCCAGCATCTTATCAACGGCGGTCTGCGTCGCGGCTATCAGTGTGGAGCCTTCCACCGTGCATCGATCCAGATACGAAACGGCGAAGGCTTCCGAGGTGGCGAGGACCACTTGCCGGCGGATCAACTCGTCTGCGAAGCGGGGCCGATCTGACACTTCCTCAACGGCAGGCTCAAGCCAGTGTTCGTATCGCCCCCATGCGAGCCAGCGGTGGAAGCCAGGCGGCCCGCACTCGCGCTTGTGTTCCTTGTCCTCGGCCACATAGCGCCGAACGGCGGCGAGCAAAGCTTCGGCGCCCACGTCTCGACAGGCTAACGCCCACGCCTTGGCCGCTTGCTTCTGCGATGACCTCAAACGGCCTTGGGCCGGGTACGCCTTCCACGCATCCGCGAACGCCTCAGTCGATGAGCGCTGCATGGGCACGCGAAAGGCGACCACGTTGCTCACGCCGCCGCCCTCCCCTGCATCTCCCGATATTCCCGCCCAGCCTTGATAGCGGCCTCGGCGCAAAGGCGGAAAACCTCGCGCTGCATGGGCGTTGATGTGGCCCAGGTACGCCGGTCTTCCGCCGTCTCCCAGAAGGCGTTGCAGATGGCTTGGGCTAGGTGGTCCTCAAGGCTAATCATGCGGAGGCCGCCTCTCGGGCCTTGCGCATGACGTGGTACTCCGCCAGCCGCGCCGCGTGCTTCTCCAGCCGAGGGGTCAGTTTGCCGTCCAGATGGGACTGCCACTTCTGGATCAGGTAGATCGCCGTGGTGTGATCCTTGCGGCCTAGAGCGGCGGCAATCTGCGAGTAGGAGTAGCGCCCGGTCTGGTGCATCACCCAGGCCGCTTCGGCGCGAGCCATGACCAGCGCGCGCCTGCGTGACGGTCCCCTCATGTCGGACGCGGTGAAGCCGTGGCGGTCGGCCACGGTCTGCACGATGGCCTTCTTGCTTTCCGTGCGGTCGGTTATGAGGATCGACCCGCGCCAGAGCGACAGATAGGTCGGGGTGACTTCCGGCACGACAAGGCCGCGCCAGAGGGACAGGAGGTGCGCCCGGTTCTCGGGATAGGTTTTGTGGGCGTGGCTCATGCGGCTCTGTCCAGGCGTTGGAGGTCTTCCCGCGTGATGCCGGCGAACATGATCAGCCGGCATCCGGGGCAGTAGGTCGCGCCGCCCGTGGGCTGAGCGCAGGAGTAGGTGTCAGCCCCGAAACCCGAGACAGGACGGGCGCACTCACCGAAGGCGCGCTCGGTCCAAGGCTTCGCGCCAGGCGGAGGCGGGGTGTCCTCGAAAATCGGCATGGGCTCGGCGCGCGGACCATGCGGACGGGGAACCATCCATGTGGCCTTGCGTTTGGCGCGGGGGGCGTTCTGCTCGGCGTAGGGGCTCTTGCTCTGGAGTCCCTGGCGCTTCATTCGCTTGCTAACGGACGCAAGCGACAGGTTCAGAACCACGGCGATTTGCCGCGTCGTGTATCCGCCCGCCACCATGCTTTCGAGCGTGGCGATAGTGTCCGCCACCCAGGGCGTTCGGCGCTTCAGCGACTCGGCACGCGCGCCCGGTGACCGCTGAAGGCCCATGCGAGCAATCTTGCCGATCACGGCGCTTCGGCTTAGAGGTGGGAACTTGGCCGCTATCTCCGAGGCCGATTGGCCCGCTTTCCAAAGGTCGGATATTTCCTGGGTGCGCTCTGGGGTCCAAAAGTTCATAAGGCCTCCAACGCAATCTCGACCCGGCCCGGCGGCTGAGGGTCGGCGTAAATGAAACGGGGTTGGAAGCGGCGGTCATTGCAGCCGAGACCGTCCGCGAGGCCGTCAAGGTGCGCCTTGACCAGCGCGGGCCAGTTGGCAGGGTCACCGCGCCGATGCGGTGGGTAGAACGTCACCGTTAGCGGAATGGGGCCATCGTCGGGCGCCGTCAGCTTTGCAACGCGGGTCGCCGCCCACGCTTCCGTCCGTGCGGCTTTCGTCGCCCTCGCCTTGCGTGACCAGTGCACGCGGGCGTTACTGGACAGGTCGTGCGAGGGCCAAGGCAGGGTGATCATGCCCCCGCCCCCAGCGCTCGGTTCGTGGCCTCACGAGCGGCCTTGAAGGTCGCGTGCTGCTTTCGGGTGTCGCCCCCACGGATGGCGGCTTGAAGCTCGGCAACGGCCTTGGCGCGTTCGGCGCGGATGGCTTTGCGGGTGATGGCGTTTTGAACAGCGCGGACGATGCGCGCGTATAGGTTCGGGGCGCGGTGGGGAGAGGGACACCGCGCCCCTGTCGCGCTGGCAATGGGCTCGCCTTGCGCGGGTTTCATGCGGCTTCCAGACGGCAGAAGGTCTCAACCGGCAGTCCAGTGATCCGCACGAGCTTGGCGGCCACCTTCAACGATGGCGGGCGCCGGCCTAGGCGGATGTGGGTCAGGTGAGACCGCGACACGCCCACCATTTCGGCTAGGCGTTCGTCGCGGTAGCCGTTGGCGGCCATCCATTGAGCTAATGTCATGCCCGATGTTTGGCCGATTTGTGCGCGCCGTGCAAACGAAAAAAGTGCGCGCCGTGCGAAAATAGTGCTTGCGTCCGTCGCGCGCCGCGCACAATGTGTGGACATCAAACGGAGAGGACCGATGGCCTTCACACACAAACAACGCGCCACCATCCGCACCTCGGGCGAGGCCGTCACGGTCCTAGCTCGCAAGCGCGACCTGCGCTCGATGGGCTTCTGGCTCGTGCAGTTCGCGGACGGCGGATGCCTCTGCGTTCACGAAACCAATCTGGTGAGCGCGTGATGTCCGACCGCATCATGACCCCCCTTGGCGAGCGGCCCGTCGTGGACGCCGATGCTGAGCACTGCTTCGGCTGGTGTCCGCACAATCGGTCGATGTCCGCGCCGTTCACCCGGCTGACCAATCCCCGCCCGCTCTATGGCGATGACGACTGGCTCGGCAACATCCCCGGCCACCACCCGGAAGGCTCGGTTCACCTGTTCCGCTCGCATGGTCGGGCTTACCGCTTGCGCTTCGCCGCCGCTCAGTTGGAGGCCGCGTAATGGGCGACGTTATCACCCTCCCCCGCGCCGCCATGGTGGCGTTTCCCGAAGCCTCCCCGCTTGCCAATGACTACGGCGTCGAACCGCTCCCCTGCGAGCGGCCAACCGTGGACATCACCGGCGCCTTTGACGGGTTCGCCGTCCTGATCCGGGGCAAACGCTACCGGGTGTTCCGCACCCTCACAAACGCAAGCCGCGTGGCTTCGGCCCTGATGTCGCTTCATGCGCTCGGGTGTCTGGATGACGTGACACTGCCGCAAAGCCCGGAGGCCCCCCGTGCGTGATTTCCAATGGTATCTCCGCGAGGTCATCACCCTCGCTTCCTTGGCCGGATGCGTCTGGCTGTTGATTGAATGGATAGGCTGATGAGCAAACCACCGTTTACGCCGGGGCCTTGGCGCGCTGCCGACAACCACGGCTGTCGTCAAATCAAAGCCAAGAAGTCGGGCGAGCACAAGCAGGGCCAATGGTACTACGAGGTCGCTTGCACTCCCGGCCTGTCAGACGATGACGAAGACAAGGCCAACGCCCGCCTGATCGCCGCCGCGCCCGATCTGCACGAGGCGCTTGATTGGCTGCTGGCCTGCGTCCTCGCTGACCCCGCTTCCGAGGTTCACCCCGACGACAAAGAGGAACGCCTCATCCTTGCGTGTGGCGCCGCGCGGACGGCGCTTGCGAAGGCGAACGGCCAATGACCCGCACATCCTACCACGCCGTCACCCCGGCCAACGTGATCGTGTGCACCTTTGAGGAGCTTTCGCACGCAATCGAGTGGACCGAGGCCCGCTTGCACGTTGTCCCCGGAATGTCCGTCCGCAGGGTCGAAACCCGCACCACTGAAACAACCG